TTAGCTGCGTCGCCTTGGTTGAAGTTCGTGTACATGACGTCTTTGTCGATGTTGATCTTCATTTGCATAGCGGCGTCGTTGGTGAACATGTCCATCAACTTTGGCTTGGCTTGCAATTCCAACACGTTGTTCACGTTCACGCCGAAGTACTTACCCTTGTTGATCACCAAAGTGATGGTCGAAGGAGCTGGAACTTCGTAAGCCAAGTTTTGGCCAACGCTGTAGCTGTTGATTGTGATGGAAGGGATTGTGTTGATGATGACAGTGTCACCCATGCCGGTGATGTCACCTTGCCAGTCGGTGTTAGCGATTTCGCCGAACACGGTGGCGGCATAGAACTTCTGTGCCAACTTGCCAGACCACAGGGCTGGGATGAAAGAACCAGAGTAGGCTGTACCTGAGTACGCTACTTGGCCGCCGGGGGTGTTGAAACCGCCGGAGTTAATGGGATAGGCTGCTGCTGCGGTGATTGTAGACATGGAGGTCCTCTTTCAGTTAAAAAACGGTTTGGTTTGAACCGCCATGTCTAGGTTGCTGCTTAGTAGCGAATGCGTCCTTCGACGGTGGCGGCATGGATATCTTTTTCAATCTGCACCGCTTCTGCCTCGTCTATCAGACCTCTTCGCCACTCTGTGTAAAACGCGTCAATATCCTGTTGGTTATAGATACGCTTATCCACATTGGGGTTCGTAGGAGCTGGCGACGTACGCGAGCGGGTCGGTGCTACTTGACGCTGAAGATCGGCACGGTTGTTCGACTGAGCTGGTGGGGCTACAGACTTCTTGTACTGGTTAAAGATCGTGGCGGTACGGTGTGCATCCAGTGCTTCGTACGCGTTTGTGAGCGCGTATTGGCGGGGCATGCCGTAAACGGGGTCCACTTCCGCTAACCAATTCAAGAAACCTTGGTCCACATTCAGGGCTTGCCAATCTGGTACTGCGGCTGTCAGAGCGCTTTCGTAGCGGTCCTTATCAGACACCACTTGGCGTTCAGTCACATTACCTAGCTTACCCTTCAGTTCGGCGATCTCTGCGGTCAACTTAGCTTCAAGGCTGCGGCTTCCCGCAAGCTTCGCTTCAGTCGCACGCTCAATCAAGTCGATCAAGTCGGAGCCAAATGCTTCTTTGTCTTGTTCAGTGATTAGAGACGGAGTCGATGCCGGTACAGGTTGCGCTGGTTGTGCTTTGGCTACAGCGAGGTCTGATGTCAACTGAGTCACTTGCGTGTTCAGCTCACGGACTTGCGCGTACAGACGAGGCACTTCAGCATCAAACTTGCCTTTCAGAGTGTGGTACTTCTGTTCCCACGTCTCTTCAGACACCGCTGGCTTCGGTTCTGGCTCTGGCGAAATATCCTGCGGTTGTGGCTCAGGGGCGGGTTGAGGACTTACGATTGGTTCACCAGTATCCGGGTTAACAGGCTGGGTTCCGTTTAGCTGCGCGACAAGCGCGTCAGCATCTTCAACTTGCTGTTGAACAGCACGAGGCAATGACATTTCTATCTCCTTCGCTCCGACTACGCTGGAGGGCTCCAGTTACGGTGTGCCCACTCACGCTTACGGTCAGCTACTACGGTTAAATTTTGACTCCGAGCTTCGACTTTACGGTTTGCTCATTGTCTACGGGTTTTAGCCAACAAAGTACTACCTTCATCGACAAGGTCAAGGAGGTCCTTCACCTGCAACGCCCGGCCTTGCAGCCGGAGCATTTCATCTTTATCTCTTGCCTCACACAGGCGCATTAGCGTGTCTGCGTGTTGCTTTTGCAAGAATTCTACCAGTGGTTGGAACTCTTGCGCTTTCAGTAGTGTAAGGCAACGAGCTACACGCTCGTCAACTCGCACCATTTTTATTTACACAAGCCGTCAGTCTTTGCAGACTCTTGGGCCACTTCTTTACCGCCACGCTTCAGGGTACCGAAGATACCGCCGTCGCTGCCGCCGTTGCCTTGAGAGGCTGGGCCTTTGGACATGCCATCAGTTTTGGCAGATTCTTGAGCGTACTCTTTCGAGCGTGACTCGTTTGGGTTGATTGCTTGCATGGGATTTCTCCGTTAGGTTGATGCGATTATGTACAACATTTTACTGTTGTCAAGAGCCAATCCCGCTTGTGGGTGCGAAATTGTTGGTTACGGGTGCGCCGTTTTGAAGAACCGCACCGGGGTTAGCTGCCGGAGGCGAGCCGCCTGCCTGCGCTTGGCCATTCTGTTGCTCCATAGCCAGCTGTTGCTGCTGGGCGAGCTGCTGTTGCTGAGCCATGCGTGCCTTGATGATCTCCACGGGGGGCACGATGTTGTCTGGGTTGAGGTCGAGCGTCTTGGCCGACTGGCGCAACAACTCTGCGATGCCTTCGACACCGACGATCTGCTGAGTGAGTGGGTTGGACAACGCGATCTGCAAGAACTGAGCTTGACGCATCTGAGCTTGCTCCTTGACCAGCAACGACACAGCGCCGCGTGCAACGATGTTGACGTCGCCCTTCAAGTCTGGATCATCGCCGTAGCGCATGTTGTAATAATACAACCGTTCGATGGCAAGACGGATCACATTCTCGTCAATCGCCGCGATCACCTGCTTGATGGCCTTGCCAGCGTTAGACATGAGCATGCTCATACCTGAAGCCGTACGACCTGCGCCGCCTGTAGGACTATCGCCAGTCATGTAACGTGGGATGCCTGTGTATTCATCAGCCATCGTAGAGAACTTCTCGTACACGGCCATGAGCTCAGCGGACAGCGAGCTAGGCTGGAAGAACTGCATAGGAGGTGCGCTGCCTGCCAATGGGTCTGATGTGACTTGCCACACCTTCCATGGGTAGAGCTGAGTGATGTTCTCGCCTTGGGGTAAGCGGTCAATGTTGTAGACCACCTGAGGACCCGAGGCAATGGACATGTTGTTTACAAGCGCACGAGCAGCAGCATTACAGACATCTTGCGCGTCTCGGCATAGATCAGCGACCGAATTGCCCCAGTAAGCGCCCGGAACTTCTTCATAGGATGCCTTGTAGTATGGTTTGCGACCCAGTGGATCGGGGTTGATAACGGCCTTGATGACCCAGTGGCCCACGACCCATGCTTCGATGGGGTAGTCCATTAAGGGGTCAGGTACTTCTTCTTCAGACATACCCCAGTCACGAAGCAACTGACCTTGCACACTGCCCCAGTACTGGAGAGCGTCAATCAACTGCGATGGGTTCTGTTGCACACCCATGGTCGACTTGCCCTCAGCCGAAGCCTTGTTCATGTCAACGTAAATCCAGTCGCGCAGGCCGCCCTTGCCGTACTCTTCGAGCACCATGCGGATCGCGCCGTCGCTGTAACCCTCAACGCCAATCAGGGCTTGCAAGTCAGAGCGTGCAAGCTTGTGGCGCTCAATCAACGAGCCGTCATCTACGTTAGACGCATCAGCTGCGGGGTAAATGTTGAATGGGTCAACGCGTTCCCACTCGAGGCACAACTCGTCTTGCACATCAAGTGTGTATTGACCGTTCTGTGCTGGAACCCATTTCATCTTAGGGCGCTTGCGCACCACTGGACCTTTGATGAAGGCAGATGGGAATGTGGTGATGTCGTCAAGGAAATCGCTGAACGCTTTTGCCCAGTTACCCTCTTGGAGCTGGTCAGTCATTTTGACTTCCATGCGCTCGGCGGTGCGAGCGGCTACGTCTTTGACGTGGGACATAGCCATGTCTTTCATCTCAAGCAATCGCTCACGAACCTGCTGGTCCGTAGGAGGCGTGCCAGCTGCGTACAACTGCATCACTTCCTGCTGCGCTTGCTGCATGATCTGCTCAACTTGATTAGGTGGCAGGTCAGGAATCGCACCGGGTTTAATTGTCCAAGGCTTCTCGTCAGACGAGGTAACCAGCGTGTCGCGCAACCAGCTCGATGCAGCTCGGCATTTGTTCGACGTCAACATCATGTAGATAGTCGTACTGCCCTGCTCCCGAAGCTGAGCAAGCTTATCGGGATCGTACTCTCCGCGACGTGCGCGAACAGATTTCAGCATCTTGATCTCAGAGGTCATCTGCTTTGCCATCATTGAGCTCATCCACGTCTTGCGGATAAACCCAGCTAGCGCTTGTACAACAGGTTGTGAGTTCTGCTGCTGCGCGGCTGCTCGCTGCTCTTCTTGCAGCGCCTTCAGAGATTTGATCGTGACCATACCACCCGTGGTAACAGTACCCGGGGCGTTTGAATTGGTAATGTTCAAGCCAAGTTGCATATGTGCGTCACTTTGTGCGAATGGGATGTACTATGGCATAGTTTCAGCATCAGGTCCACACGTAGTTGGATTTCTGCACTGTCACCGCCTTACGGGCCCAAGCATCGCCTGTGACGTTTCCATCAGCGTGCAGACACGCGTACTGATGGGCATCTGCAATGTGGGAGTGTGAGTTTTTCTCGGGTTTGTCATCCGTCTCACCGTTCTGCCGGATTTTATACCTATATCCGCCGCGAAGTGCAGCAATTAAATGCGTGCAGCATGGATCGATCAAATGTCCGGGTTTGCCGTCGACTGTGCGCGTGAGCATTTTGTCCACCGCGTTCACCCGTGCCACCACGCTGTTTGTCTTGGCTGGGATGACCCGAAAGCCTTCCTGTTTCAAGATATCGAACACCGAACGCTCGTCAGTCTGAGCCCGCTGCTGCCCAGCAGGGTCACCAATAATCAGCACGTTCATGCCCGGGAATCGGTTTACCAGCAACGGTTTGAGCTTCTCACGACAGAACCGCAGGGTACCCATACCATCAGAGGTCAGGTCTGCGAAGGTGAGGAGTCGTCCTTGGGCGTCGACTTGGTTAATGGTGCATGCAGGTGTGAGACCGAAGTCCATCCCGATGATGAGGGGGTGGGTCTGGAGCTTGATGTGGTTGAGGGTCTGCTTGGCAACGTGTGTATCTCGATCAAAAGCTCGGAATACAGGCTGTCCCGAGAGCGATCGCCCGAATTTGCCGTGCACGTAGACATCGATCCAGTCCTCCGATTTGCCTTCACACAAGTTCTCATAGTACCCGTCTGGCAAGTACTGCACCCAGTCTGCTTCTGTGGCCAGACCGCTAGGCTGGATGGTGACGTGCATGTTGTCAGGTGGGTCGTTGAGCAGCGTCTCCCAGAACGTATCAGCGTCCGGCGGGTTGGTAGCGCCCCACACTTTGTGAATCTGCTTGCCCGAGTCATCGCAAGCACCCACACCGTTCATCGTCTTGTCAGGATAACGGCCAAGGCGACCTGTAAGAGCGTTGTAAATATCAGGGTTGATTTCACGAAATTCATCCATGACGCCGAAGGTGAGCTGAAGGGATAGCAGACGACGAGCATCATTTGCATCATCAAGACCGCGAAATAGCACTTCGCACTCAACGTCGTCAAACTTGAGTAGAAACTTGCTATTAGTTTTTTCAAGGATACCTGCCTCTCCGTCTGGATACCACTTCAAGAAGTCTGGGATGGTCGTGTCCCACAACATCTGACGGGTGTTACGAATGACAGCAGCGCGTGAACGACGGATGCCGTCCGGCCCTGCCTTGATGCGTGCAGCCTCGTAGCCGATCTTAATCAGCGACGCGGTCG